AATCTAGGTCGCTGTGGGTAGAGGATGTTGCTGTATTTACCGCATCGATCCTTGCGGTGTTTGCGGGGACAGCAAATTTATTATTTGAGTCTTTGACAATCGGATACCCGATTTCGGTGTTGAAATACCAGCCCTGCGACTGCACTTCACGGCTTACTGAGCCAAGAATTGTTTGAGCTATCGTGGCATCGACTACGTTGTCATCCTCGAGAGTATTAACAGGGCTTTCCCCAATGTGAGACATCATCACATTGACTGCCTCAAGCTCTGTGGTAGGCGTAAGAATTGCCATTGGTTATCCCTGTATTAGAAAATTGAAAAAAAGGGACACCAAGGATTTCTCCGAGGTGTCCCTTAATTTTAGCGCGAGTTACGAGGTGGCGTTTTTAATCGCGACCATGCACTCAGGGCGGAGCGTACCATGCCCCACGGCCATCTTACTGACCATCAACGTGCCCTGTCGGCGGATGTCATATTCGCTTTCCGAGGCCATAGATAAAAGCTCAACCGTACCGAGTGCGCTTTTCTGCATAACAACCGCAAGATAAGCAGACGCATTAACGCCATACTTGGTAGCAGCCGTGTCAACAGTTCCACCGGAGGTGTGATTAACAGCAAGGTTGTTGGTCATAATGACCTGCATCCCAGCGACGTTAATCACAGTGCCGTCAGAGTAGACACCATTGGTTCCGCCGAAATCGCGGTTCACAATTTTGTCATTCTGAACCATGCCGTAATATGCGGCAGGCGAGACGAAAACGTAACGATCTTCTTTCGGCACGTTCTTCTCATCCAGCTTCTGAGCGGCGGTATAAATCTGGCCGACAAAAGTGGATACGTTGGCAGCGGTTGCCATGTTAAGCACACCGGCCTGAACAATCTGCTCAGACGTGCCCTGATCCGCAATTGCAGTCGGGGGCGTGGCGCAGTCCTTAATAGCCATAGACAGCAGGTTGCGGTCATAGGTCTGTGCAAGGGCCTGACCAAGCTGCGTGGAGTACTCGGAACGCACGTCGTAGTGGTTCTTTGCCTCATCGATGTTAGCGATGAAAGCACTTGAGATCAGGAGATCATCAATCGTGATCACCTTCTCATTGTGCTTGATTGCGGTGCCATTAATTTCAGCACCTGGCGTGTGGTAGGCAGCAGCCGATTTACCGATTGCATTGAAAGCCGCCGACTTGCCGGAGGAGATATTACGAGTGCGAACACGCTCTTTCATAACGGTGTTAGCGTTAAACGAGGCCATAACCTCGCCAGAAAACACTTTCAGAAATAGCGCGTCAAAACCTGTTCCCGTAGCTTCTACGAGACCAAGCCGTGAGGCTGTAGCATTTGCCATAGCTTTAGTCCTTTTTAAGATTAAACAAGAGTTGGTTCTTCAACGGCTTCACGGGAACAGGATTATCCCTCGTAAGGGGTCGAGTAGAATGAAGGTATGAAGACATGGGCCGTCACCCAAGCGCCCTCCTAAAGAGGAGCGGTGCTATTTCATCGAACGGTTTTTACTCTTGGAGATGATCGAAAGGTTGCTGCTGGAGTTGTTGCGGGTGTTCCGGTCTTTGTGGTGGACATCCTTTCCGGCCACAGCAGACGCACCTTTCTTTTTGATCATCAGTGAGCGGGCTTTGTTACGGCCTGCTCTGCGTTTCTTCTGCGCTGGCTTACCGTGGTATGCGCGGTATTCCTTCGCATAATTACGCATCAATTATCCTCGCCGACTTTCTAAGATGTTACTGTTGCCAAGGCGCTTCTCAACATCCGCACGGAAGGCGGGATCGTTCTTGTACGCTGGCGAATTCATGTCGGTCATAAGTTCGGCCATAGACCTGTAAGTCCCACCAACATTACCCGACACACCACCTTGAACTTGGCGTGAGGGTTCTGCACCCTCTGATGCTGTGTAACGCGCCTTCAGACCATTGACGGCGAGTTCCACGGAAGCCATCTGGCCTGAGTTTACTGCGGTGTTATAGGCGTCGATCTCAGCTTCACTGAGGTTTTCACCTGCCCACGCGACCATGCCTGAGTAGGCTTCTTGCCCACCAACGGTCTCGTAGACCTTGGCCTGTGCGACCTCTACCTGTGCAGCCTGCGCTTCAATGTAGCTGTTAACGATATTGCGCGGTATGCCCGCCTTCTCAAGGTTATCATACGCCCTATCTGATAACTCGCCATTCTCAGCGTACTCAGCAGACAGCGCATCGAAGTCAACGCCCGCGCTTTCAACTGCTTCCCGCGCTTCATCAGTAGACGCTGGCTCTTCCTTAGCAGTGCTGCTCTGGCGCTTTTCAAGCTCAGAATATGCCTGCGCCAAGTCCTGAGCCGACTTGAATTTCTCAGGTAGCCAATCAGGGCGATCTTCAGTTTCAGGGGCCTCCTGTTCATCATCAACGGATATCCCCATCTCTTTGGCAGTCTGCTCTAGTGTAGGCTGCGTGTCGTCTGTGGTTTCTGCTGCAATGGTAACTGTCTCGACCATCTATTCAGTTTGCTCCTGTAATTGCGCTGCCATCTGCTGCAACATCTCAGGGTCCATCCCCTGCGCGATGTCACTAGCTGCGTTGACTGCGGGACCAGCGGCCCCACCCACGGCTTTACCTGCCATGTCCATCATGCCCTGCTGTTGCATCTGGCTTTGCTGTTGCTGTTGTGCGGCCTGTTGCTCCTGCTGAAGTTGTTCAGCGGATTTAACTAGGCCATCCATATCGATGCCGAGGGACGTGCCCCGGCGCTTAATGTAATCACTGACATTAAGGTGCTGCGCGAGTACTTCGGGCGGCAGCATTTGCAGGCCCTGAAGAAACATTTCCAGTTTCTCAAGATCGTGACCGCGACCAAGTGCTTCAAGACCTGTCACGATTGACGGCTTGACTACACCTTTAGGCAAGGACGGCAGACGGCGCTGTTTGACCATTCGATCAATGACGCGGTTCACCAGCGGTAGCTGAAATTCTTCAGACATTAGGCTGAAGCTTCCGCCGAGGGCGTCATCAAGTTGCTGTGACATACGTCTGATTTCAGTGGCTGTCACTCTCTCGCCGTCGCGCTGGACAGCAGTGTTCTCCAAGAATGCAAAACTAAGCCGCTGTTCAATACCTTGGGCAGTCTCTCGCGCCACCCGCATGTCTTGATACTTGTCGGTCTGTAGTACTGTGACTTCGTTGGCGTTACCGGAAACGATTGCACCGTTTGCCGCCTCAGCAATATCACGGGCGCGTGTGGTGCCATTGGGGTTGACCATAAACACAACCTTCGCAGACGCTGCGGTTGCTTCTAGTACGGCCTTGCTAATTCCTTCAAGGCTAATTAAGTCGCCCTTGTATTCCTCGACGTAAGACCTACCCCAATCCTCTCCATCAATGCGGGTCCACCGCAGGGGTAGCATGGGAGATTTGTCTACAGGCCATGATCCTTCAGATTTCGGAACCACGGTGCCGTTAATTTCCTGATACAGCCGCCACTTTTTATTGTCGCGGTACATAGCGGTGTAGACATCGACCTCAGCGTCAATCACTGATTTCTGTTCGTTACGCGGCATGGTTTGCATCACCAGTTCGCGGATGTCGTCATCCAGTACCATCGGGTTAATGGTCTCTTTAATAATGATCTGGAGGGGGTCACCCATTGGGTCGCGCTTGACCACATAGCGGCGCATGTCAAATACACGCGCACCCTCTTTTTTAGGCAGATAGATCAGGACATTGCCCGACACTACAAGCTGTTTGAGTGCCTCGAAGATTGGCGATCTCAGGTTTTGACTTTCTATCTCAGCTTGGACTGATCTTTCGATTTTATTTAGGGCCTCATCGACCTTTGCCCGCTGACCTTGTTCTTGCGCCAGTTCTTCAGCCGTGAAGTCGTCGATGATGAAGCGGAAGAATGGGGTATTCGGGGGGAGTAGCGACAGCAGCAGTTTTGACGCTAGATTATTGACACCCCTAGCGCCTATCCCCTGATATGGCGTATGCAGGATTGTACCTGCCGACTGCCCTGAATCAGGCATCAGCGCCGGGATCGTTAGTTTAGCGCATTCCCGCGCTCGATTCAGATATGTCTCGCGTTCGGCTGCAAGCTGTTCATATCGTGAAGCGCAAGTTTTGCCATCTGCCTGCATCAGTTAGCCGTATTTATCCCGCCGCCATCTGAACCACTGGTGTTCTTGGCGATGTTCAATGGCGTCTGATACTTCTTTGTTCCCTTCGCCTTCTTCTTCTGCTTATCCGAGGTGGTGTTTGAGGCCGCTTTTTCCGGCACTACCTGTTCCAGCATGGGCGGTGGGGCGGGAGGCGGTGCGGGTGGTGCTGGCTGCGGTGCTGCTGCGGGCTTGCTACCCATACACATAATTATTTCCTTAATTTGGGGCGAGTATATTTTCCTGTTGGTCGTCCATCACTCTCTTCAGGTGGCGGACCACTGCAACCTGACCTGCACGAAACCAGATCGAGCGTTCAGTGTCTGTCATATCGACAGCGTCAAGTGCGCGGTCTGGAAACTGGCCTGAAAGGTAGGCAATTAAATCTTCGGTAATGATTGGTGTAGACATGATCTTCCCTTCTAGTAAGGGGGTAAAAGGGGGACCCGAAGGTCCCCCAGTAGCTCATTCGCAGGATTTTTGACCAGTTGCAGGGTCAATAAAACAGGCTTCTGCACCAGTTTCTGTATCTTCCAAAACTTCATTGAGAATTCCGTAGCGTTTGCCAGCAGCACGGAACGTAGTGATGCCTTTGCAGCCTTCCTTCCACGCTGTGTAATAAAGGTCCTTAAATTTGTCGTAGGTGACATCGTCCCCAACATTGCAAGTTTTAGACACCGCGGAGTCCATATACTTGGATGCGAGTGCCAAGACAGCAACATGATCTTCTGCGGATATCT